CATCTCTATTAACAATACTAATAGCTGATATAGTAGATGTTGACTTAGGTGATGCTGTTATAACAGACCCACTGATTAAATTACCAACAAGTGCTCCCATTACTCTTAGTTATTAGGTTGTGTAGTTGTAGTTTCAACAACAGGTTGTCCTGTAATAGCTGCTTCTGTCTTAGCAAGAATAGCTTTTACTTCTTCTGAATGCTCTTTAGGAGCTGGCGGGGTAGTAAATGCAGTGTTCATTAGTCTTGTATAATTTTAAAGGTTGTGTTATTAAAGTCAGAAGGATATGAAAACTCTACTTCATAGTTGATGACACCACTTAGTTCAGCATCAGTAACAGTATCTGATTCTATTACAACAGCATACCAAGTTTCATTACCATAATCTCCGTATGGATAAAAGTTTATAGTAATACCTTCTACTAATGTTTTATCATCTGTATTATCATCCCATAAATAAGCACTACTAGATAAAGGACTAAAATGTAAATCATTAGTACCATCATAGTATGTTATTGTACCTGAAATCTTACCTGGAAAAATATTAGCCATTGTAGAATTGGTCATTACAAGAGTTCCTACGTATTCATTTAAATGATCACTTCCTGGTCCACTAAATGGAACAGCTCTCATTCCTATTATTTTGTATCCATACAAAGTTGTACCATCAGTGTATACATACTTAGGTCCTGTACTTATTACAGAAGCATCAGGATACCATTCATATCCATAAGTGGCAAGACCTGTTTCTTGGTTAGCTTTACCAACTTCTACATCATCTACTAATCTATTAAGATGAGCAAACCTAGCAAACTCAGCATCGCCTTTTATTTTACCTAATGCCCTGTCAGGACTCGAAGGCTTAAACTTTCTAATTGCCATAATTAAGAGTTTTGTGTTGTTGTAGTTGTTGTTTCTTTTTCAGCTTTAAGAGCAGCTATAGCAGCTCTAGCTTGTTCAAGTGTCATTCCTTCTTTCATATAATCAGATACTTTTTTATCTTGAGAGTCTCTGATAGCTTGTTCTTCTGGGGTTACTTTTTTTATTGGCATAATATTTAAATTTTAAGAGTTATAACTTACAGTCCAGTTTTTAGTTAAAAGATTAGCTATGGCAGCATCACCTAATACTGATGGTATAGAATTAGTACCTCCATCAAGAGAAACATATCCATAAGTAAGGCCACTATTATCAAGTGTAATGAGAACATGATCTACAGAAGCTTCTGTTAAAGCATTACTATTTAAATCAACATCATTCAAGTTTACACAACCTGTAATATTTATATGTTGCAATCCTGTATCAATGTTAAATATTTGTGTAATAGTAGTAATTCCTGTAAAATCTAAAGATCTAAATGCCATATTATCACCATCCCATTCATCAATACCTTCTAGTAATTGAAGATTACTTATTGCTACAGCAGTTCCAGGACCAAAACCAATCTCAAAGTCTTGAATCTGACTAGGATTATTTATACACAAGTATACAGTGTGAGGAATCTGATCTCCAAAGTTGTATTCAAAATTATAATTACTCCCATCAGCAGTTAAAGAAAAATTCTCGCTCACAGCAGATGTCCATTGAATACTTCCTGTTAAATTAGGTCCACCGTTTACAGTTTCTAATGTAAAACCATACAACTCACTTTCACCATCAGCAATAGCTTGTATTGCTATGCAGCATGTGTATCCCTCTTGAAGAGTATTACAACACAAGTCTGCTGGAACTTCTTTCCATGTAGATGGTCCTGAAGGATGAGATCCTCCTGTTAGGATCATACTACCAGGTACAATTTTGCCTTGCTTACTGTACCTTACAAATGCTCTTTTTTTCATTGTTTATTTATTTAATTAATTGAATAATGTGATTTTTATTTCCATCCATAAAGCAGGACCTGATGGATAAGATCCGTTAGTTATTATTAAACTACCAGGAACTATATTTCCTTTTTTAGTATAACGTATAAATGCTCTTTTTTTCATATTATTTTTTTAATCAGCTATTACTCTTACAGATAATCCCCCTCTTTTACTAAAAAAAGTTCTTGTCAATGCTCCAGTTGCATAGTTTAAAGTTCTTATAAAAGCTGAGAATGTACCACTACTTGTAGATGACCAATAATAAAGATTAGCACCCATACCTATAAAACTAGCATTATTAAATTCATCATGACGAAATCCACTAGCTAGCGAGGTAAAACCACTACTATTAGTTGCGTCAGTATTTGGATGATTCCAATGACTAGTTCCAGCTTCTTTCATTTTACCACCTGCTATTGTTGAACCACCCAAACAATTACTTAAAGTTGTCCATTCTGCATCTGTTGGTATATGATAACCTATAGGTGCTAAACCTCTTGGGTCATTAACAGCATACCAATTGTATAATCTTCCATACACTGTACCATTTGCACTGTCATTATTATACCAACACCAAGCGCCGGTGGTTAAATTAGCCCATTGTGTTGGGTCTGTTACTTCAGGAATAGGATCTCCATTTCTATAAGATGTTACATTTAGATTATGAGTAGACCATCCTGGAACAGATACACATAATGTATCAGGATTAATTGTTGTTGTTGTTGTTGAAGTACTGGTAGTTGTTGTAGTACCTTCTGTCCAATTAACAGGAACCTCTTCCCATAAACCACCTCCTGAAGGATATATACCATTGGTAATAATTAAACTACCTGGTATAAGTTCTCCTTTTTTGGTGTATTTTACAAAGGCTCTTTGTTTCATTGTATTATATTTTATCCTACTTGATTTATTGTAACAATTAATCCTGATATAGCTGGTATAGTACCAGTAGCCAGTTCTGATTTTATAAATAATTGGTTATCAAGATTACTATTGATTTCCCATTTAAGTTCTACATACTCATTAACACTGGTAGTTTCAAAGAAAAAGTTCCAAGCTGCCACTGTATATACAGAATTAGAAGGAAAACTTATTTGAGATGCACTAGTAGGGACAGCTGTACCATTTTGAGCTAACCATATATGAGCATGTGTACTACTATTACCGCCTGTCTTAAGCATCTGAGCACTAAATGCTAAATTATATACACCAGGATTAGCTAGTGTGATACGTGTTCCTGAAACAAGACTAACACCATTGTTCCATGAATCTGAATTATTCATAGACATTGTTAATACAGAATTAGCTACTCCTGTTTGGTTAGTAGTATCAAAAAATGATCCATGCCATCCTACACCATTTAATCCAGGTTCACCTTGTGGTCCTTGTGGTCCAGGTATACCTTCATTTATTTCATTACAACATACATCTTCATAAGAAACATTTAGTTCTTTTAGTATTCTTTTAATTAATGGAAAAACATCATCTACTTCTTTAGAAGAAGATTTTAATATTCCTTTTGCAATACCAAGTTTTCTAATGTCTCCTATTTTCATATGCTTTATATTTTTGCTAGTTGAAAATGCATACCATCTTTTCTAGTCCATGTACCGCCCCAATCAAACCCAGCATCTGTAAAACATTTTACAAACTCTGGAGATAGTGTAGGTATTTTTCCTAGTCCATTCCATGCTGCGTTAACATCAATAGCAATACCCCAGCTATGTAATGACATAGAACTTAGTCCTCTTTTCTTTCTAATGTTAAAACAACCATCCCAAGTTTTTAATTCACTAACTAACCCTCTAGAAACGAGATTAGTTAGGGCTTGATTCAATGGTTGTACAAGATCTCTATTACAATAAAGTCTTTTAGGAATAGCCCCCACTTCTAAATGACCAGGTACATCCCATACAGTCATGTTAGATTCTTTAGTAGGATCACCATATTTCTTTAAACATTGTGCAGACGTTACCATAGTTAATCAGTTTGATTTCTTTCAATAATAGTTTCTTCTGTAAAAAAGTTACTTAAAACTTTACCTACCACTCCTATAATTAAAGAAGCAATTGCTAAAGATTTATTATCCATAATCATGGAAGAAACAGATGTAATAGAAAATACTCCTAAAAGAGCATCTCCCATTTTTCTCATTTTCTTAGGGGTGGGTTTCCAATATCCTTTCTTTGAAAACTTAGTGATTTTTTTTCTTTTAAGTGTGTTCATAATTAAATAATTCTTTGAGTTAATAAATACCAATTATCAGTTGTTGCTATAAACTCATTAGTGCTGCTTGCAGGAATAATTGATAGAGTAGTACCATCTAGTTCTACTGGTATACTTCCAGAAGAATCTATAGTAGCATTATATGTAGGATCTCTATTTATAATAACAACTCTTTGTCCTTCATAATCAGCAGGACTAGGAAAAGTTACAACTCCACCAAAAGACATCGCATCATTTGCTGCATCTATTATATAAAATCCACCACCATCTACAGCAACAAAAAGATTAAAACTATCCACACCATCTGTCAATACTACATTATCTTTACTTTGAACAAATGTTGTAGGTTTTGTTCTCCATCCATTATCATGTATTGAATCAAAAACAGCTACAATTTCAAGTACAGCACCTGCATTTATACCATTTACAAATGTTGATGCAAGATTTCCTTGATAATAAGGCACCCATTCAGAACTGCTTATAGGAGCTGTGGAGTCACCCTTATTGATAAATGTTATTGTTTTTCCCTTATTATCTGCTGGATTACATGTTATAATAATTTCATAACCACCATCAGGATTAATAATATCATATACACCAGGCAATGCTATAGTGTAGTCTGCTGCAGAAAGATCTATAAGTTGAAAGTTTACAGATGTTCCTCCAGGACCTTCACTACCGCCACCTCCACCATTCTCTATAGCAGTGACTCTTTCATCTAAAGAAGTAACACTACCAAAAAGTCTTTTAATTTTATCTGTTAACCATTTAAGTCTTCCAAATATGTCAGTAGATATAGGATTCATTTTATATTTATTTATGTAATTTAATTTTCCAGAAACTAGATAAACCTATTTGTAAAGCACCAGATCTGTTTAGTCCAACATGTCCACCAAACATCTGATCTCTCTTGTTCTTTATCAACAGGTTAGCATTAATCTGACTAATGAGAGATCCTTGCTCACCCTGTATAGTTCCACCTGCATACCACTGTGTTCTCTTAGGTTCAGGGATGGTGATTGTATTAGTGATTATAGGAAACTTAAAATCATATGTAAGCTTTCTATTCTTTATGATATTAGTAGTTACAGTGTCTGTAATAAACACCTTACCAATAGAATCAACTACAATACTATCTTTAGATATGTTAAGAGCTAAGAACTTAGAAGCAAGCTCATTGTATTGAGCTATAAGCTTTGCCATACTAGATGTATCTGGTAGATACTCTACATTCCAGTGTTCTATAGGAACTGTAATAGTCTTTATAATCTGAGGCTGCCTAGTAATTGTACTATCTTTATGTACCCAAACAGTGTCTCTTTTTATAGTGGGTTGTTCTACAACAACAGGATCTTTACTACATCTCTGTAGAAGTATGATGATTAGAAGTACTATTACTAGTATTTCAGACAGACTAATTTTTTTTAACTCTTTAATTAGCATTTTAATCTAATATTTTTTGTTTTTCATCATTGTCTAGATGATATGGTTCTTCATGCTTAGCATATAAAAACTCAGTAGATTTAGGATAAAACACTTTTGAAACAGGTTTAGCCCTAAAAAATACTGCATTATTTAACATTTGAACTTGTTTTTCTAACTGTTCTATCTTAGTTTTGTCTATGTTAGACTGAGCTAAGAGTTGCTTAACATCTGATCTTATCTCTAACACTTCTTTATAAATTATTCCAGCTAGCAATGTCACTAATACTGGAAACAACCACAATTTCACCTGATTTACTAACTTTAAAGTTTTAGGTGGGAGTTGTTCATTCATCATCTTTAAACCATTTTACATGTATAAACAATTAAAATTTAAAGAACCAGTACTGGGTATAAAATCCTGATTTACAATTAGTTACGCCATTGTAGCACAGAGGATGTGCAGGTTAATCAGAACTTGTTAACCCAGGATTTACAGAGAAATCCCAGTACCAAGGTTCTTTACAGAAGACTTATTCTACAATATAATATACTAAAAAACAAACAATTCACCAATTTTAAATTTAAATGAAAAATACAATGACAGCACTAGAGTACAGAAACGTATTAGCAGAAAAGCTAATAAAAGATTTTGTTAAAGATTTTAAGTACAAGACAGGGTTGAAAATAACTGTCCAGCTTAGTAATCCAGCACTTAACAAAGAAATGACAGGTTCAGATAATAAAGCAGATCAAGACTATCCTGTTGTCTTTTTAAGTGATATAGAAAGTGTTATTATGGAGCACTACCCTTATAAACTAAAGAACGGTGATTTAAAACATCAGTGTAGGAAAAAAGAAATAGTAGATGCAAGATCTATATTTGCACATATAGCTAGAAGATTTAATTTTAGTTTTTCTACAATAGGCAAATACATAGATAGAGATCATAGTACGATAATGCATCTTAGTAAAAAAGCAGAAAACCTCATGAAGTATGATCAAAATTATGAATGTATTTATATAAGCATTGTTGAAAAAATAAAAGAGAAATATGATAAAATTATTTAACAAGATAATAGATAACAAAATAACTCCTAATGGTTTCTATCTTCTATTAACAATAAAAGAAGAAGATGAAGTTAGATTATCAAATATAGATAACGAACTAAAACAGCTAGTTGCTAATGGCCTTATTACAGATATAGGGATAACAGAAAAAGGAGAAGAGGTTATAAATAATATACTAAACTCTAAAAAGAAAGTGTTGTCAGAAGAAGATAAAGCTTATGTAGCTCAGTATAGAGAATTGTTTCCTAAAGGTAATCTTCCTTATGGACTACCTGCAAGAAACCCTGTTAAAGAGTTAGAAAAGAAATTTTTATGGTTTTTTAATAACTATGACCACACTTGGGATACTGTTTTAAAAGCTACTAAAAAGTATATAGACGCATGTCAAACAGAAGACTATAAGTATATGAAAACTTCAACATATTTTATAAGTAAAGCGAACCCAGATAAGACTGTAGTATCAGTATTAGCTAGTTGGTGTGACACTGTACTAGATAATAATGATTTACCAGATATTACAGATGAAGGTTATAACAGTGCAATTTAATTTTTATGGATAAACAACCAGCTATTTTAAAGATTTTTGGTTCTAAGTATTGGAATGATGATCCATTCATCACAGGCAATAAAGAAGGACTAGAAAAACTTAAACAAGTTATAGAAGATGCTCTTAATCACGATGAACAATTAAGGTGTTCACAAGAGGTTACAGAGACTGATGGTAAACCATTTCACATTTATGTAAAAATGTATGATGGTGATTTATTAGATGAAAAATGGTTAAGCTTACCAACCCATTATGAAGATGGTGATTCTTTAACAAATGAGGAGAGAAATCTGCTCGATAAATTCATAGATGAGTATGATGAAGTTTAATTATTATGAAATTACCTAATTGGATTCACAGGTTTATTTTATCAGTTTGCTTTTCAATATTAACATGGGTTTTTGTAGATACATTAATAATAAAAATATCTTTAGTTAAGTATTTTATTTTAGAATTTTTGTTTTTATTCTCGCTAAAAATGTATATCTTTACCTGCTCAAGTGTTAATATAAATGGCAAATCTGATCCACATTAGTCAAGCTTACCAGTCAGCTTTAGACTATATGACTAAAAGAAAGACTGGTGATATAAAAAGTATAAAAACCCCATGGGCTAAAGTTAATCAAGTCACTATGGATGGTTTAGAATGGAATAACATAATTGTTATTGGTGGAAGACCAGGTTCAGGTAAAACAATGTTTACTAATCTTATAACAAGAGAAGCATTTAAACTAAACCCTGACCAAAAGTTTGGTGTACTAGATTTCCAATTTGAGATGATTGCTCGTACTATTGCAATGAGAGAAATTTCAGGTGCTCTTAAAAAGAGTATGAAACAACTATCTAGCTGTAGTAGTGAGTTATCAGATGATGATTTGAAAGCTGCTATAAAGTATACACAGGAGAACAATAGTAAAGATATTTGGACTATAGATCAACCTATGACTGTAAAAGAAATTCAATCTAAGATTGAAGAATGTCTAGGTAGATATAATATGCCATTTATTGTAACTCTTGATCACTCTGTTCTTGTTGCTAAATCTTCATCAGAAAAGGATCAATTTGATACTCTCCATAACCTAGCTAAGATGATGACTCATCTTAAGAAGCACCCAGTGATGTTTATTGTACTAACTCAGCTTAATAGAGAAGTGGAGTCTGTAGAAAGACAAAAACCTGGAACTTATGGTAACTACATCTTTGATTCTGACATCTATGGAGGTGATGCATTATTACAACATGCTGATATTGTACTAGGTATTAACAGACCATCTAAGTATAATCTTAGAGTGTATGGTCCTGAGAAGTATCAAGTGCAGCATAAGCATATTGTGTTACACTATCTTAAAAACAGAAATGGTCAAGCAGGTCAGTTTAGTTTCTTTGAAGAAGACTTTGAACATATGAAACTTTATGAAACAGACCCTCCACCAAAAACAGTCAGTTAACAATTAAAACAATATAACGATGTCGACACAACTACGAACAAAGCTTGACAGAGGAGTAGCTCTCAGTGCTCTCAAGCAAAGAAATGAACAAAACTTTAAAAACCTAGGATTGATTGATCCAGCATTTAACATCAAGTTTGCTTATGTTCCAAAACATAGAGAAGACATGGTGGTAAGTATGTTTCCATCAGAGATGAACCATGTAGATGGTATTTATATGGAACTTACTAATGGTGAAAATTATCCTCTATTTGATCAACCTGTGTTATATAAGCTAAGACACAATCCTTATTATAAGGATGGAGAGTATGAGCTTATCCCAGCAGATCCTTCCAGAAACAAAAACTCAGAAACTTATTTAGTGCCTGTTTCTGAATTAGAGCTGGTAGCTGGGCAACCAACACCAGGTATTGTTCAAATGACTGTAACTAAAAAACCAAAGATTAGTATTGACACTATTCTTAATAAAAAGCAAGTTACAGAAAGTTTTAAAGAACAAGAAGATGCTCACTACTCTGAGATGACTCTTAGAGATTTAGCAGCTATCTTTTTAAAGAAACCTGTAAGTAACAAACAATGGTTAAATAATCTAATAAACAATTCATAATGGCACAGTCAGTATTAATTATTGCAGAATCAGGTTGTGGTAAATCAACCTCTATAGAATCACTAAATCCAAAAGAAACATTTATTATCAATGTAGCAAATAAACCTTTACCATTTAAAGGATGGAAAAGTAAATATCCTACATTTGATATTATTACTAAAGCAGGTAATTGTGCTAATGTAAGTAGTCCAAAGGATATAGAAAGTGTTTTGAAAATTATAAACAATGAGAGAAAAGAAATTAGAAACATTGTAATAGATGACTTCCAATACATGTCAGCATTTGAGTATTTTGGAAGAGCTACAGAAAAAGGTTTTGATAAATTCACTCAGATGGGTGCTGCTCTAGCACATATTGCAAAGCTTCCTATAATGATGAGAGATGACCTTATGGTATTCTATCTAACTCATGCAGAAGAAGCTACAGACTTAGAAGGTAGACGTAAAGTAAAAGCTAAAACTATAGGTAAACTTGTAGATGACAAGCTCACTTTAGAAGGTTTATATTCTATTGTATTATTTGGTAAGGTTAAGAAAGATAAAGATGGTAACATGAGATATGTATTTGAGACCCAAAACAATGGTGAGAATACATGCAAGAGTCCAAGAGGAATGTTTCCATCTTTTGAGATTGCTAATGACTTACAAATAGTAAGAGACTCAATTATATCATACGAAAACTAATAATTCACATTTTAATTATCAAAACATGTTAAGTACAAAAGACATCCAATTAAGCACAGGAGGTTCTGGTAAAACTCCTAAAACTATTAAACCAGGAAATGTTACAGCTAAAATTTTAGACATCTCTTTACAACCTTTGAAAAGTGATGCTGAAGCTTTTTATTTAATATTGCACCTAGAAGGTGAGGATCAAGGTCCTGACTTTGAAGGATTTATGTATGACAAAGATAACCCTAATAAAGGTAGAGCAAAAGGTCAAGTGGGTAAAGTTAGATTCTCAGCTTATCCTTATAGAAATGGACAAACTAAAGCTGGTAAAGAAAGAAATAGAGATATGGAAATCTTGAGATCTTTAGTTGAAATAGCAAATCTTAATGGTAAAAGAGATGAGTTGAATGCTATTGAAGCTGACACCATTCAAAACTTTGTTAAACAAGCTGGTAAAATCCTATCTGGTAATCAGTTCTATTACTGGTGTGTAGGAGGTTCAGCATATCTAAAAGATGACGGTAATAAAGACTTTAGTTTACATCTACCTAAATATGATAAGAACTATAAGAACTTTGAACTTGCAGGAACCACACCATCTAAGGTAGCTCCATTTAACTATAGTGTTCATGTGGAAGATAAAACTGAATCTGAAACTAAAGTTGAAGCTGGTGGATGGGATGCTGCACCAGAAAAAACAGAAGGTTGGACTCCATCAGGATTTAATCTATAATTTGTCAATTGTAAAGTAAGGGGGTAGTATTAAAGCTATCCCCTATTTTTATTTTATGATATCTACCAAATATCTTATACAGTTTGCTAAGGATGTTCCTGACACATGGATATTTGAAAACTATTGTAAACTTACAGAAAAACTTAGTGGTCAAGATATTAAAATAAAATCAGTGTTTAATCCATTAGACAAAACACCCAGCATGTGTATTTTTGTATATAATGGTAAATACTGCTTTAAAGATTTTTCTACAGGTAAAGGCGGTAGTGCAGTTAAGCTTGTACAAGAATTATTTAATGAAGACTTTAAGTTATCTGGAAAAAGAATAGTTGAAGACTATAACAGGTTTGTTCTTTTAAATAATGGAACCCAGCATAAGCTTACAGAATTTAAAGTGAATAGTAGATATAAAGTTACATCTACATCTATTAGACCATGGTGTGCTCAGGATAAAAAGTTCTGGCAACAGTTTGGTGTTTCCTCTAAGTTACTAGACAAGTATAATGTCAAACCTCTTGAGTCTTATAAAATGGAAAAAGAAGAAGGGGATGAACTTAAAAGTCTAGAAATAAAAGGTTTGTTCTTATATGGTTATTTTAGAAAAGATGGCACCTTATATAAAATCTATCAACCTAAAGTAAAAGAACATAAGTTTATAAAGGTTGGTAGTTATTTGCAAGGTTCTGAGCAATTAGAAGGTCACAGCTTCTTGATAATATGTTCTAGTTTAAAAGATGCACTAACATTAAAATCTGCAAACTTAAAGATAGATGTTATTGCCCCAGACTCAGAGAACACTCTTATCAAAAAAGAGGTTATAGAAGATTTAAAAGAAAAGTATAAAAAAGTAATCACTATCTTTGATAATGATGAGGCAGGTATAAAAGCAATGAAGACTTATAAAGACACTTATGATCTTGACTTTGTGTATTTTCCTATGGAAAAAGACATATCTGATGCTGTAAAAGCACATGGATATAGTCAAGCATTTAGTGTTCTTATACCTCTGATTAATAAAAAACTAAACTAATGGCAAAAAAGAAGTCAGCAAAACCTAGGAAAAGTGCAGCACCTAAAACTAGAAATGCTGGTACAATGACAGAATCTGCATTCTGGAGTTTTATTAGAAGTAGTCTAAGACAAAAGTCTAGGTGGTGGAAACCTATAAGTCAGGCTAAAGCAAAAGCTAAAAGATCTTATAAAGGTCCACTTAAAAGACAAAAGTTTGAGTATCAGTGTAATCAATGTAAGAATTGGTTTCCTGATAAAGAAATCAATGTAGACCACATTATTCCTGCTGGTACACTGAGATCTGCTAAAGACTTACCAGGATTTGTTGAAAGACTTTTTTGCGAAATTGATAACCTTCAAGTATTATGCAATGTTTGCCATACTAAAAAGACACAAGATGAAAAGTCCAAAAGATAAAAAGGACCTTATAAAAACAGTAATAAGACAAATAGAAACAGATGTTCATTGTGGTTATTATGAAGCTATAGAAGAACTACTTAAGTTCTTACCTATAGAGAATTTAATAGAATATTTACCAGAAGAAGATTGGAAACAATTTAAACACTTAAGAAATGCCTGAACTACATGAAACCCTGATGGGTAGAAAACTTATAGAAGGTACATTACCAGATATTGCTCATCAGCTTAAAAGAATAGCTGATGCTTTAGAAGATAAAGAGATTAGAACAGAGAATGCATTAACCAATTTAATCACCCAGTTTCCTAATGATATGGAGTTAGGAAAACAAATCAGAATAAGATGGCAGAAGAAATAAAAAAAGATATAGAACCTGAACTGGTAGTGAAGGGTCTTATAGAATTCCTTGAGTATGAGGAAGCCATGACAAACGATAAAGAAACAGCAAATAGAATCAGAACACTATTAACAATACTAGAAGTATGGAAATAGAAAAAAGATCAAGCGACAGTCCTCTTATAAAATCTATATATACAGATGTTATGAAGTCTAGCATCAATAAGGATATAAAAGACCTATCTAAAGCTCTTGGTAAAAAGAGAGCTGATGATGTTAAAAAATTAAGATGTGAAGATGAGCTAAGCTGGAGAAGTTTAGCTGAGTTATTTGTAAAAAACCATCCTGACTTTTCTAATGAGCATAATATAATCAGTGGTAATCAAGTATCAGGTATCATATTATCAGAAGCAGCAATGTTAAAACTTAAAGAAACATGGGTATAAGAACAACGACAATTACTCCACAGCAGTTTTTAGATGGTATTAAACCAGAAGAAATATTTTTCTATGACAAGAAGTTTTATTTCTCTTATAGTAGTATTAATAAACTTTTATATTGTCCAGAAATATTTTATAGAGAATATATACTAGGTGAGAAAGATGTTAAGGATGAAACCTACCTTACAGAAGGAAGACTCATCCATTGTCTTCTATTAGAGCCTAAAAAGTTTGATGAGCAGTTTATTGTAATGACAGGTAAGATGCCTGGTGATAATACTAAAACTGTAGTAGACAGAGTGTATGCCCATCATCTTGAGCTTTATGATTCAGGTGAACCGTATAGAGGAGAAACCCTTGCTGACTATCAAAATGCTATTATAGATGTACTTAAAGATATGAATCTTCACCAGTCTCTTAAAACAGATGAGCAAAGGTTTGCTAAAATATATACAGCTGATGCTAATCTATACTGGGAATTCCTATTTAAAAGTAGAGGTAAGCAGATTGTAGATAGCGAGATGTATGAAAAGTGTAAAAATATAGTTGAAAAGATAAGAGTTAATAAAGAAATATCTGAGCTATTGTCTTTAAACTCTGACTCTGAATGGTGGAAAACAATAGATGTTTACAATGAGGTGCCCTTGGAAATGGAACTTAAAAAGTTTAAATTTGGACTTAAGGGTATCATTGATAATTTTGTTGTAGATCCTCTTACTAAAACTATAAAGATTAATGACTTTAAAACTACTAGTAAAACCTTAGCTGATTTTCCAGAGACTGTTAAGTTTTATAAGTATAATCTTCAGGCTGCTATATATGTTTTGCTAATAAACTATAAGTATGCCGATCTTATAAAAGATGGGTATAAAGTGGAATTTAGATTTATTGTCATTGACAAGAATCAGCAAATGTATCCTTTTCTGGTTAGTGATGCAACTATGAAAGAATGGATGGTAGAGTTACATTCTGTATTAACAACGGTAGATTACCATTATACAAATAAGGATTATACACTACCTTATCAATTTATAAAAGAACAATTTATTATTTAAATGTTAGAAGACTATCCAAAGTATTTTCAAAAATCTACTTTCTTTTTATATCCTTTGTTAGGAATAAAGGGATGGGATATACAACTACCAAAAAACACCTATCTGATAATAGAGAATTATATTACTGAAAAAGATTATAAATTGATATGTCATTTTGAAAAAACTGGAGAAGGTTTTGGATTATTTGAAATTAAATATTTATTTAAGAATAATTTCTTTGTAGAAAGTTTAAAAACACAAGACCCAGATAAAGATGGACTTTATGTTTTTAATCTTTCTATATTCAATAAAGAAATTGACATCTTTTTAAGTGGTAAATATTCAAAGATGAGTGAGGTGGTAAAATATAAAATATTAAGTTTCTATTCTAAAAAGACTAATATACATGACTATGTTGAAAGTTTTTTGTATCCTGAAAAGTATTATGAAGAGTATTCTAAAATACTAAAAGTACCAGTATCTGCATTAGAAGAAGTTGGAGAACTAGCTAATGTATATGATAGGGATAAGGAGACTTGTAAAATAAAAATTAAAAAACTTGGAAAGTAATCTAAGTTTTCTGATCTTTGATAAAAATTAATTATGGAAAAAACAATGATGCTGTACACCACAGCTACAAATGGTGACAAAACATTTAGTCTTATTCCCTTGCATGCAGACTGTCCTTTTAATGAAGCTATCTATATGCCTAAGCTAGAAGCTTTAGCAATCCTAGGTAAGTCTACTAGAGACACATTCACTATGTTAGAGAGATTAGATGAAAATGGTAATCCTTCAGGTCAAACTGGTAAGGGTTCTGATGGTTCTCAAGCTAAGATGCAAAGAGTACAACTTGCTACTCCTTGGGAATACTTTATACATGAGAAGGATGAAATCAGAGCATTTATTAAAGCAAACGCTCTTAATGAAGATACTTTTAACTATGATCAATACATGACTTCATTAGAAACTCCTAAAATTATAACACAGTAATGAACCACTGGGTAATGGATTATGAGACTCTATCTGATTGTTTCATAGCTGTATTTGAGCATTACAAAGAACAGACTAGGAGAGTATTTGTCATTCATCGTCTTTCACCAAAGAAACAGTTTGAAGAATTCATAGAATTTATTCAACAAAATCTTGAAAGAGATGAATGGCATATCTCTTATAATGGTTTAGCTTTTGATGCTCAAATCACTCATTATATCCTTGAGAACTATAAAGATTGGGAATATTATACTAATGATGAAATTGCTAAGATCATATATAAATATGCTCAATATGTTATAAATGGTCAAGAAGAAAGAAGAGCAGACTATCCTGAATGGAAGATGCACATCAATCAGATTGACTTATTTAAAATGAATCACTGGGATAATGCAGCTAAAAGATCCAGTCTTAAGTGGATACAATACTCTATGGATTGGGAGAATGTAGAAGACATGCCTCACCATCACACTGAATCAGTTGATACAATAGAAAAATTGGAAACAATTATTAAGTATTGTATTAATGACGTACAGTCTACTAAAAAAGTTTTTGAAGCTAGTAAAGAACAAATAGAGCTTAGAAAATCTCTTAGTGAAGAGTATGGTATTAATTTATTTTCTGCATCAGAGACCAGAATAGCTAAGGAACTTTTTGCACACTTCTTAAGTAAGAATTTAGGAATTCCTAAACATGAGATTAAGAGGATGAAAACAGAAAGAGATGTAGTATATTTAGGAGAATGCATTTTTCCATATATATCCTTTGAGACTCCAGAATTCCAAAAACTTCTGGAGTTCTTTAAAGGTAAGGTGATTAAAGAAACAAAAGGTTCTATTAATCATATGGTTCATTATAAGGGTATAGACATCTATTATGGTTTAGGTGGTATCCATGGTGCTAAAGAAGGGGGTATATATGATGCTACAGATGGTTATACAATTATGACTTCAGATGTAACATCATTCTATCCTAATCTAGCAATCAGGAATCAACTATCTCCTGGACACTTTCCTCAAGAAGCTTTTTGTACTCAGTATGAATGGTTCTTTGATGAAAGAAAAAAGATACCAAAAGCAGATCCTAAGAACTATGTATTTAAAATTATTCTTAACTCCACTTATGGTTTGAGTAATGATGAGAATAGTTTCTTGTATGATCCAAAGTTTACTATGAGTATTACCATCAATGGTCAATTGCTTCTAACTAAACTTTATGAGATGCTTCTTCAACGTATCCCAGGTGCTATACCTCTTATGCTTAATACAGATGGTTTAGAGATGATGATTCCCAACTGCTATAAGAAAGATTATATGCAGGTTTGTGAAGAATGGGAAAAGCTCACTAGACTTTCTTTAGAGCATGATGAGTATAAAAAGATGATTATAGCAGATGTAAATAATTATATTGCTATTCCTAAAGACCCAGAAAAGAAACCTAAATGTAAAGGTAGATTTGAATGGGAAGACCTTCAGAAAAAGAAGGTTGCTGTTCTTCATAAGAATAAATCCTTTCTTATTATTCCTAAAGCCATCTATGCTTATTTCATCTATGGTACCAAACCAGAAGACTTTCTAAAAGAAAACAGAGAGATCTATGATTATTGTGGTGCTGTTAAAATGAAAGGTGACTGGCAGTTATTTGGAGTCACTATAGAAAAAGGAAGTATTGTAGAAATACCTCAACAGAAAACATCTAGATATTTTGTATCAAGAGAAGGCGTGAAGCTTATAAAAAGAAACAAAGTAGATGATAGAGAAATACAGATAGAATCTGGTAGATGGTTGCAGACAGTATTCAATAAGAAAGAACAAAAGACTTTTGAAGAATATGGTATTAACGAAGATTACTATATTGAAAGCATCTACAAAGAGATACACAATATAGATAAGATTGTAAAACGAAAATTTGAACAACTAGAATTATTTTAATATGGAAACATTATCAGCATGGGAGAGGATGACTGTAGCACCTCTCCCAGAAAGAACAGAAAGTTACACTCCTATTGCTCATGGGATTATAGATCTTAAGACAAAAGAAGTTTTAAAGTCTATGGACTTTAAGATATCAAACACTTATTATAGAACTTCAAGTGATGGTCTTGTTGCTCAAGCAGAATATCACTTAGAATATGGTAATGACCCAGAGATGGGACTTATGGTAGCATGGCAGAACAGTTATAATAAAGCAGTGTCTTTTAAGTATGCTGTAGGTGCACATGTTTATGTATGTGCAAACGGATGTGTTGCAGGAGACCTAGGTGCATATAGAAGAAAGCACACAGGCACTGCAGACTATGAGTCTTTAGAAATCATTAAGACTTACCTGCTAGCTGCTAAAAGCATCTTTGACAGACTTATAAAAGATAAAGAACATTTAAAGCAAATCAATCTTAGTCCACGTAAGATGGCAGAGTTGATGGGTAGAATGTATATTGAGAAAGAAATCATTACATCTACACAACTTAACATCATGAAGCGTGAGTTTGAACAACCAACACATGATTATGGTGTTCCAGTTTGTAATGCATGGAATCTTTATAATATCACTACATTTGCTTTTAAACAGGAAAATCCTAAAAACTGGATGAAGAGACATATTGATCTTCATAACTTTTTTAATGACGAGTTTAAAGATGTTCCTACAGAAGAGTATATTCCTATGGAAATACCTTATACAAAAGTAGAGCCTGTTAAAGAAGAGTATGAAGTATTAGAAATAATAGAAGAACCTGAACAGAAACCTCCAACAGAACCTAGTGATGAACTAGTGGATCTCTTGGATCTATTTTAAACCAACAGAATAAAGGGGAGCATTAAGTCTCCCCTTTGTTTTATTAAATCATTTAATATGAGAAACAAAGAATTTAACCAAGAAACCCTTTTAAAGATAAAAAGAGAATTTTCTAAAACAGAAAAATATAATCTACTAGTTAAAAGTCACAATGAAATGGAAAAAAAACTAGAAAATTATAAACATGAAGTGATAACAATTACAGATAAGTATGTATCTTTGAAAAAACAACATGCAGAACTACAGGAAAAATATACAAAACTCAGAAACGTACACACGAAAAAATACCATACTAGGATGGATTAATCATATATGGTTATGTTTAATATCTCTAACCCAAAATTCTAATAAAAATGATAATCGGAGTATCAGGTTATAGTGGATCTGGTAAGGACACTATAGGTAAAATTATACAATACATCTATTGTGAAGATGTAGGAGAAGTTACAATAGAACAAGCTTGTGCAGATTATTCAGAACATGAATGGTGGTTAGAACTTAATTCAGGATGGGAGATAATGAAGTTTGCAGGCAAGCTTAAAGACATAGCCTCTCATCTCACTGGTATAGATAGAGAGAGATTTGAGGATCAAGAGTTTAAAAAAACTGTACTAGGTAATGAATGGTGGACTCCTTGTGATGAAGGTATGCAACCAATGACTGTAAGAGATTTATTACAGAAGCTTGGTACGGAGTGTATGAGAACAGGACTTCACACTAACACATGGGTGAATGCTCTTATGGCTGACTATAAAGAAGATGAGGAAGGATACTACCCTAACTGGGTTATCACTGATACAAGATTTCCTAATGAAGCTCAAGCTATTAAAGATAAAGGAGGTATTATTATACGTATAGACAGACCTTTTGTTAAACCTATCAACGCCCATCCTTCAGAAACAGGACTTGATAATTGGAAGTTTGACTATAAAATTGCAAATGTATCTGATCTATTTGCATTAAAACAAACTGTAGAAACAATTTTAGAACATTCTAAATGGTATTAAGTTTTGGGGAAGTCCTCATACACCACAGTTTGGTGAATGGGCATTTATGAAAAGTAGACAAACCATCAATAGAGTGTGGGATGAGATTCCTCCAGATACAGATGTGCTTATAGTACACGGTCCTCCTAAAGGAGTGAGAGATCTTAGTTTTGATAGACATGGAAATCTAGAATACTGTGGATGTGGTGCTCTAATGAAGAAGTGTTTTAGAATGAAAGATCAACTTAAACTTGTATTGTTTGGTCATATCCATGATATGGATGATGTAAGCAACCAGGGTGTGAGTCATTATTCTAAAACACCTACAGTATTTTCTAACGCTACATGTGTAGATGATGGAAAGTTTGACAAAGGATTAACATCATTTGGAAATATATTTGAAATATGACAGGAAGAATAGAAGCATTTAAACTAGGGATCACTAACAGATCTGTTAGAGATGCAGCTATAAACAAAGCAAGGAGATATTCTCCAATATTAAATAAACAAGTTGCAATAAGAATTGCAGGTAAAAAAGAATAAAATGATAGGGACTAAATTTAAAGCCCAGTCTGGAAATGACAATGAATGGTTTGTAGTTAAATCCCATGGGTTATTCACCGATGTATGGTATTGCTATCCTACAAAAAGATGGGAGAAAGATAATTTAATAAAAGAAAGCTTTACTCAATGTTTTGATACAGCTTTTATAAAACAAAATGAAATATATGAGCAAGAAGAAAATAGCACTCTACTTAGATGATGTGCGTACACCTATAGAAACTCTTCCTAATTATGAACCATGGAATGTAGTGAGAAACTACGATGAGTTTACTAAATGGATTATAGAAAATGGTATCCCAGATTTAATCAGCTTTGACCATGATTTAGCAGAAGAACATATGAATGACTACTATAGTCAGTTTGCTAAACAAGGATTTCAAATTCCAGAATATGAAACTTATAAAGAGAAGACTGGGATGGACTGTGCTAACTTTGTAGTAGAGTATTCTCAAAAAATGAATGTTCCTTTAAAAGGATGTTGTGTGCATTCACATAATCCTGTAGGTTCTAAGAATATTCAAGAATTTCTCAATGGGTTTAAAAAACACATGGGATGGGAACAAGATTGTTTCTTAATGAAACATCCATTTGAAGTTAAAAAAGGGAGCAATTAAGCTCCCTTTTTTTATCTCATTTTAAATCCTTGCTTAGTAGGACTAACTGGATTAAATATATTGTAAACATTAGATACAGAGAAAACATCCATAAGGTCTTTCTTAACCTTAGCTTCTCCTTCTTCAAAGTATCCAGATTTAGCTTGATAATAAGCTGATTTATTAATACGCTCACTATCAGATATTTGAGCTGCAGCTAAGCTTAAACCATGTACTACTGTTTTTCCAACTTTTACAAAATCACTACCTGCATTAGTAAAGCTTGACAACTGTGTTAAATATCCTTCAAACCCACCTATTCCAGGAAGAGGTACTAAACCTCTAGTTTCCCTTTCTACTTTCAAAAATACAGCTAACATGTTATAAACTAACACCTTAGGGACAGTTATTTCATCATCATCATCTCCCCAAGCTGATACTAAGCTGGCTAACATATTTCCTATAATGATCAAAGCTGTACTCACCGCAAGCTCTCTAGCTGCCCACATTGATCTTTGTCTGTAGAAATCACTAACCTTTGTATCTTTCTTAAACAAACTTAAAAATACTTCTTTTATTCCATAGTATTTAATAGCATGAATTAATCCATTATAATATCCCATTGCTATCTCACTACCTTCATGATTTTCTCTTCTTGGACCAAATCTGTTTTGAATAGCTGGAGCTAAATACTTTCTAAAGAACATACCATATCTACCTAAAATGTTTTGCTCAACTTTAGTTTTATCAACACCAGCATAGTTACCCTGTGTTCTTCTTATTTCAGAATACAGGTTTCTAAAAAATTCATTTTCATCAGCTTTTGTCCAGTTTACATTTTGTTTAATGACAATCTCATTGTTTGCATTTGACTCATAAGCTTCAAATAAAGGTATCATTGTCTTGCTTCCATCAGGCATAGTCATTTCAACTTTTCTATTATTCATCATAGATAACCATATAGTTGATGCTATTTCTACCTCTCCTTTATCCTGTATCCAAAATGCAAACTCAAGATCTAGTAATGATTCTTTAACTCTGTCATTTCTAGACATGCTCTTATCTACTTTTTCAGCAACAGATTGCTGCATTGGATTAAAGTATAAGTACATGTTTGTCATAAAGCTTTTACCAGATATCTTAGATATATCATCTACTAAACTGTTCATCAAACCGTTTCTACCCCATATTTTCTTTTTAGACCAAATTAAATCCTGGTTGTTGTATTGACCAGTTTTATGACCACCTAAGAATATCTGAACATTACCTGAGAACAAGTTACCTATTTGGTTTGGAACATCTAGTCCCATTCTTGACATACCCAAACCTCTCAAAATAAGATCACCAATTCTACCTAGTTGTCCTTCATTTTCTTTAGTTTCACCTTTGATTATTTTGTTATACTCACTCTTCATTACACCAATAGTCTTCTGTAATTCTTTTTTACGGAGTTCTTTATCTGGTACATTAGAGTTTTCAAGCTGAGAATAAATACTCTCCATATAAGATATAGCAGCATTTACTTCAGGCTGAGCCTGACTAACATGTTTGTTTATAAAAGCTTCTTCATACCATTTTATTACACACCCTATAGCATTTTGAGACTGCTCATTAATAGGTAATGGTCTATTAAATTTAAATCTTGTTCTTTCTAAATCAGCGCTATACTCATTAATGTTGTAAGAATAAGGAGAATCTATACTAAAGTTTTTCTCCTTCCATATATTAAAGTTTTGTTTTACGCCTTCTTTTACACCTCTTTCCTGATAAATTTTAATAGACATTTCTTCATATCCAGGAACAAGGTATCCAAGTTTATGACCATAGGTTTCACCTTGTGTCTGAATAAACTTGTTAACTAAGAAATTATAAAACTTAAAGTCTAAAGGATTTTTACTAAGTAGTCTGTATGAAGGGTTTATCCATTTACTACTTTCATCAACAATACTAATCTCACCTGTTGTATTATCTCTTTTAAGAGATCTAGGCATAGGTACACCATAAACATCCTCTTGGTAGTCTTTGTTTTTAGCTGTATCCTTAATCTTTCTAATACTGTATTTGCTTATAGGTTTTTGATCAAAATGCTTCTCATTTGTAGGAATACTGATTACATTAAAAGGTAGAGGTTTAGGATTAAGAGGTTTTTCTGCAATAAGCCTGCTCTCATAGATGTCATAGTGGTTTTTATTATACCATTCTTCAAACCTACCTTCTTCATCATAATAGTTGTTAATAGCCATATCAAGATTTCTCTTATTCTGGTCTGTTTCTGAAGATGCTAATTCTTCTTCAGCTTGTTTATACAAACTATACTTTTGATCTAAAGCTTGTTTTCTAGAAGAATACTCCATCTGATAGTAAGGGTTGGTAGTATAAGTTCTTATGGAATTTAATCTCATTCTTAATTCAGAAAGTCTATCTCTATCGTAAGAATCTAATTCTACTCTAACCTTGTCTTCTCTCATTTCAGCCATTAAAGCATCCAGCTGCATGTATTCTTCTTTCTCTTCATCAGTTAAGAATCTAACATCAGCATATCCTTTTCTTTTTACTTTTTGAAGAAGTTCTCTTTGTTGTTTTCTAACGTCTTCCATCTCATCATCTTTGTCAAGAATACTAAACATCTCTTCAAAGATTTCTTCTAACTCTTCATAATAAGCTGAGTTAGCTACTTTAATAGTATTTTCATCCATCCATTTTCTAAACTCCTCACTGTTTTCACCATACTGAATCATTTTGGAGTTCTTCATTCTATTAAAGAAGTTCCAGTTTGTTTCATATGTATAATACATATCAAGTTTCTCTATATAATCAGCATACTTGGTGTCACCCTTAAGCATATCTATCTTAAGTCTTTGAAGCTCCACTTCTAATTCTGCTATGTCACTACGGTCTTCATCTGTAAGAAGCTCTTCATTATTATAACCTGGTCTAAGTTTAATAGCATTAATCTCATCAAGTATTTCAGTTCTTCTTTGTCTATACTCCGCAGGTAGTAGATTTTCAAGTTTATAAACCTCATCTTTCAAAGGCATCTGAGAATGTTCAAGTCTCCATTTTCTATGACTTTCTACTATCTCAGCTCTCTTTTTAACAACCTCTCTCCTCTTACTCTCATTAGGGGCATTCTTTATTTCTTGATTAATCTCTCTAAGTGTAGCATAGTGTTCATCAAAAGTATTTCTATATTCTTTTTGTATAGGATCTATAAAAGATAATACTTCTCTCTCAGTCTCATTACCTTCATCATCTATTTCTTTTATAGTCCTAACTTCAGTGAGTCTTTTACTCACCTCATTCATATCTTTATTTCCACCTGAGAAAGCATCTATCTCATCTTGAAACTTATTACGTTCTATAAAGTTTAAATACTCTTTTTGAGCATCTTGTTGTACAGCTTTTAAGAAGTTAGCAAAAGATGATATGCCTAAATCAGAATTTGAAGCTGCTGCAATAATATCTGATATAGGACTTACTCCCTGACCAAGATATAATAGAGAATTTTTATTCTCTAAAACACCCTCAATAAATTTTTTAAGTTCTTCAGGACTCTCTAACTTAATACCCTCTAGTTCTAATTCTAACTTTTTAATTTGAGCCTCTAAATCTTTTATTAGATTTAGCTCTTGACCAGGTATTTTTTGTATACCTCTTATCATATTTTTAATAGATCCTAAGAACAAATAAGAAATATTAGAACCTACATCTGTTATATTCGCACTTCCTGATTTTAATCTATCTAACTTTTGTTTTAAATACTCAAGTCTAGGTTTAATAGCTTCTTCTCTTTGTTTACTCATAACAGTCTCTCTTCTAGTACCCTGCATAGACTGTACTATCTTAATCATAAAGTCAGCACCTAATTCATTATAAGCAATAAGAACACTCTGCATATTAGACTTAATTCTACCTATTATAGAGATTGCTTCTTTATTTAAAGTAGGATCTACAGATATAAGAGCTCTTTCTAGTTCATCTATAAAGTAGTTTAATCCAGTAGCTCTTCTTCTTAGTGCATCTAGTTGTCTAGCTTTTTCCTGATTATTATCTATTTTCTTAATCTCACTTATAGTTTTAGTAAGATTGTCGTAGCTTTCATCTAAAAATTGTAGAGTGAGAGATAGTTTATAAGCTGTATCCCAGTTCTCTTTATTCATTGTATCTCTTACTTTCTTAAGGGTTTCATTCTTTTCAGAAAGAGATTTAACCATTTCACTATCACCTAGCCCCTCTTTTCTATATTTAGTTATAGTGGAAGTAACCTTACCTATCTCATTATCAATAACATCTTTCAATCTAGCTAGAATATTATTCTGCTGATCTTCAGTTAAATCAAATATGACATTTGCTTTTTGTTTTTTCTCTTCAAGTGTAGCCTCTTTGACAGGAACAACCTTCTTAACTGTCTCTTGATATTTTTCAAATGAAAGTCTATCAGACAAAGATTGATAACTATTCACCCCAGATATGTGGTTAATAATCATAAAAGACTTATATTTAAAATCATAAGCATTTGTAAGACTATCTTTTACAGGAACAAAATCATTAATTCCCATATATAAAAGACCTATGATTTCTTTGCTAGAAACATCTATACCCATTTGTTTAAAAATCTGCTCATATATTCCAAGCTGAATATCCCACTCTTGGTAAGCATTTCTGTTAGCCATTTGAGGAGTTAAAAAGAAATCAGCATCTGAATCAGCACTAGCTTCTATTCTATATGTTCTCTCTAGCTGTGCATTAATTTTATCCCAAGCTGTTTCCTCGTTTAACTTTTTAGTCTTTAAATCTATAATCTTCACAGAACCATCTTTGTGTATAGCTAATGTATCTATACGACCTATTACAGTTCTTCCAGATTTATCCATCCCAGCGATAGTTATCTCAGGAATAATAGTGTACCCTTGTATTATATAAGATTCATACGTCTGTAAAAGAGATCTCATCATAGCTAAAACCTCTTTCTTATTTAAGTCAGTAATATCAGAACTAGACCCTGTCTCTACAGTGAATCTATATTCTGGTAACTTATCCATTTGATTTTTTAACAGCTTATCTATAAACTCCTCATTTATTCTTCTGGATGGTAATATACTAGGATCATCTAAGTATTCTCTTTGAAGTAATTCTAAACCATCATGTAAGAATGTACCAAAGTTTTGGAACTTAGGATTTTGATTAAACAAATCCAAAGCACCACCGCCTTTTAATTTAGTTACACTTATTGTAGTTTTTCCAGACTTAATATCTTCTAAATGTTCTTTTAGTTTATCTTGAAGAGTTGTTAATGTTTGTAGTTTATTAATGTCATCGTCTTCAGTGAGACCAGACATAATAGAATCTAACATATTGATTTGAGTCTCTATACGAACTATATTCTTTTGTCTAGAACCAAACATCTCATCATCCTGCTCCATCTCAGAAAGATTGTATGCAGGAGAGTTTATAAAATTAGTTTCAAGTTGTAGCTTTTCTGTATTGATTACAGATGCCAATTCTGATAGAGTGATAGATGAAGGAATACTGTAAAGCTTCACTTTATATCTATCCATATCAATACCGAATACATTATTTAAAATATCAGATAACCAGTTTAAAAATCTAGATAGTAGATATTTAATTTGATCAAACTTTCTTTCAGGATTGTTAGCAAGATCATCTTTTAAAGCCTGTTGTAAAGCTCTTGTTACAATCTCTTTTTTTATATCTTCTTCAATAACAGTGTTTGTTCTAGAGTATGTTTTTCTAATATCAGCAACCATATCTGGATAGATATTACCAGCTTCTTTAAGAAGACCTAAGAATACAGATCTGTTTTCATTAAACAAACCCTCTACAAAAGGATGCAGCAACTCTTCTATAGCAGTATTATTGTTCACTCTGCCCTCTACAAGATGTACAGTTTTTCCTTTAACAAATGCATTGATAGAATTTATACTTACATTATGCTCACTCTGTACTAAGTCTGATGGTTTAATCCAAATGTAAGAAACGCCCTCAAACTTATCTATTAAAGATGACATCATCTTATCTACAGACTCTTTACTATCTAAACTTTTAGAAGGAGTTGTTCTCTCTGAATTAGGATGAAGCTCTACTTTATATTTAATATTATTTGTAGATGTATCTAGAGATGGAATCAATCTAGCATACCATCCTGAATATTGAGGATCTATTGAAATAATTTCAGCTATACTATTAGCAGCATGACTATCTAAAAGTTCTTTAGCTCTATACCCTAGTTCTCTCTGAGCTTTAGTATTAATGTTTATAAACTCATCACTCACCTGGGGTCCTAAAAGTTCTTTAGCTTTTTCAACACTAGGGATATCATCATTGTTAAGCTTAAATACCACCATAGCATTAGCTTCACCAACTGCATCAACTAAATCTTTAAACTGTCTTGAATTTTTATTTGGACAACTCATAATATTATAAACATTTTAATGCGTCAATAATGTCTTCTTTTGTTAAATTATTTTTTTCACCTCTAACAATTACATCAGAAGCTTTGTTTTTAAAATCATCAAATGAAAGATCTGTTTTACTAATCCTTGCGTCATAGATAGTTTTAAGATCACTCTCTGTAAAATCTTTAGATTCAATTGCTTTTACTTCTTTTTTCATTGTAAATTTCTGTAAAAAATCTGGAATAACCATATCTCCAGTAGGAGTTTCAAAAGGTCTGTCTCCTCTTTGTTCAATTGCATCAGCAACATTGTTAAACAATCCTTCTGGAATACTCTTTACAAAATTTATATTAAACTGTAAACCATTTATAAACTTATACTCATCCATGGTTTTTATACCATTTATATAACCTAATAAGCTAGCATAATACTTTAATGCCTCAGCATCAGCTTTTGTACCTTCAGCAGGTTTCTTTAATTCTGGATCAGGTATAAGTCCTCTTTCTATAGCTTCTTCTCTAGTTAGTCCTGGGAATAATCTAAGAGTAGCTTCCATAGCTTTCTCATCTCTTATTCTTTCTTCCTCAGCAAGTCTCAGTTTCTTTCTTTCCTCTTTACTAAGTGTTTGATACTCAACAGCTTTAAACTCTTTTTGGAAAGTTTGTCTATAAGCACCATTAGTAACTAAGAATAATGTACCAACTATAGTAGACCCATCTCCTTTATCAGAAGGTCTCAGCTCTAAAATATACTGATTATCTGGTTCATATTCACTAACTGGTTTAGAATATTTTAGAGTGTACACCCCCTTATTACCAAACTTAATATAACCATATTTATCAAAATCTTTTTTCACCCACTTCTGAAGTAATTCTAATGCTGGAATAGGTATGCCATTTTCACTATACATTCTAGCTATAAATTTGTCAAACTCTTCTGTAGTTTTCACCATAGAATAGGTTCTAGAGCTTTCAACAAACTCATACAAATCCCTAGCATCTTCTGTACTAAATACAGTGTTTAGTATTCTATCTGTACCTTCAAACTGAGAAACTTTATAAACAGCTCTCATTCCTCCAACTGCATAATCAGAATTAAGTCTTGTATTAATAAGACGATCATTTAGTTTTTCTACTAAAAACTGACCAACTGGTTTACCATCAATACTATCAAGTCTTAAAAGCTGACCTTGAGAATTAACTACAGTTCCTGGGAAAGACCAACCTGTAAATACTTTTTTGCCATCTGATTCATATTTATAAAGAGGAGAAACTTTCAAAGCCCTTGCTAGTTCTTCTTGCATAGGAGGTAATCCTATATCACCTGGATCATTAATAATACTCATATCAACAATAGCAGTTCCTTTATCTAATTCTTTAGAATCAGGCGTATACACATCATACAATCTATCTTCTACAGTCAATTCATATAATTCATTCAAGTTAACACTTGTAGACATAGGTACAACCTTTGACATCAAATCTAATAAATCTTCAGATTTTAATCTTGATAATTTACTAGAGAGAATGCCTTTAAGAGCTCCAGGTAAAAACATTCTAGAAGAATGTAAAAAGCTTCTGTTTCCTACATGAGACATTGCTTTAAAATAAATATTAGATAGCAATGCTGGAAGATCCAAGTCTTTATTATTAAAGAACTCTTTGAAAGGCTCTCCTTTAACCATTCTATCTCTACCTTTTTTAGAAACCAAAGTCTGGTTTAATATCTTTTGTATCTCATCTAAGTCTTGACTAACTGATTTATATAAAGAAGGATTTAAATAGTTAATAAAACTATTATTACTCATACCTAGGTTATCCTTAACCAACAAATACATATACAATTTATCAGCAATAATTCTAGTTCTCTTATCTAGACTTCTTTGTAATAGATTATATCCATCAATAATACTATTTGTCATCTCACTATCAAGCTTCATCCTTGTTAAAGCTTCTGTAAGAATAACTCCATTAAGGGATCTTGTTTTAATAAAATTAGCAAATGCATTATCAGGATATTCTTTTTGTAGATAGTTTACATCATCCTCTAATGTAGGAGTGAGTTCTGTATCTTTATTCATCCAGAAGTCAGCAGATAGCATGCTTAATCTATTTTTAAGCTTTTCAATCAACTCTTCTCTAGGGTTTTCAGATTTCATCTCAGAATCCAACTGCTCTTGAGTTCTTTGTTTAAACTTATTAACCAGTAAGAATTTAACAGGATAGCTGTTCAAGTTTGATAGAATAGTATCAGACATACCGAATGAATACATACTATTCTCAAGTTCTTCATTTATGATTTTAAACACAGGGTTTCTCTCAAGAAATACTTTTTCTGAAGTAGAGTATAAATGTAATACAGCTTCAATTAAAGGTTTATATTCTTTAGCTCTATTCTCTAATATGTCCTTCATATTAGTGAAATTAGGAGTCCTGCTTAATCTATTTGTTAAATACATGTAAGATCTAACAATATCATCCAAGTTTTTCCAGCTAGGTTCTTGCTTTTTAATTAAGTTCAATATTTTACCAAGAGCTAATACATCATTATTCAAATCAAGTTGTTTGATGTACATATCTATAAGATGTATTTGTAAAACATTATCAGGTACTCTTTCATCTGTTCCTTTGTATACAGCTGTAAATCCTAAGTCTTCAAGATTCTCTCTGGTTCTTGACTCTTTAATATCAAAGTTAAAAGATAGAACAATAGGTCTTAGTTTATCAGTAAACTTACCTGATTTATCTTTAGCAAATAATAATTCTTTTTCTTTACTTTTTATAATATTAGCTACTTCAATATCCATAGCTCTATTCAAAGTCTTCTTAAGATTATTACGCTCATAGTATTCTTGTACAGTTTGAACACCAGATGCTTTTCTTTCTGATTCTAAAATGGATTGTTCTATTAACGGTATCTTATTGATTAAATATGCTGCTGTTTCAGGAACACCTTGAGCAATCATTCCTAAACTCACACCTGCTGTGGTTTCATTAAGGTTTAATATGGAAGGATATGGTTCTTTCTTAGCATCAGCAAACATACCCAAAGCTTTACCAATAGACTTAATAACTCTTGTTATGTCCTTATCATCAGTACTATATGCTGTATATTCTTTATACACCTCACCATTAATTTCCCAAATAGGTTTAAGAAGTCTAACACCAAACTTTGTCATGAATGCAGTAGCTTTATTAGCTGTTGCAGCTATACCAATACCACCTTCACTATTTGAGTTGATACCCATTACATTAACACCGAATGTAGGAGTGTGTCTATCAAATGCTTCCACTTTAGTATCAATAGATTCATTCAAAGCTTTACCTAAATCTTTAAAGGATTTCACAGAAGACTCTTCATTCTTATATAAATAATTAAATACATAAGCGCTACCTAGAATATTCATCTGTTGCTTCATGTTATTATTCTGAACAACCTCTTTAACATACTCTTTGGTTCTCTTTTTAAAATCATTTATATTAACTGGTTGCTTATACTTAGCTAAGACATTCATAGTAGCAATCATTCTCAGTTGCTTCTCAAACATTTTAATAACTTTCTTAGCTTCTTTTCTAGCATCTGCATATTCTGCATTACCACCAGTCATTATATTAAACGCCATCTTAGCTTGCTCTTCATACCTTCTTAACTCAGAAGATAGTTTACCTTGACCTTTCCAGTCAATCTTTTTACGGTCTGACTCAGATAGTCTATTGTAAACTAGTTCTGAAACACTTCTTTGAAACTGTTCATCACTCTCATCAAACTTTTCACCAGCTTCTTTAAGATCTCTTACTACACTCTTAAATGCAGGTTCCCAAATAGCTTCATTCTCACTTCTAAGTTTAACGTATAAGTCATATACTTCTTGTCTAGCTTGTTTAACTGTTTGATAAGTAGTATAATATGATCTTCTAGCTTCGTTGAGTTCTTTAATTCTTTCCTTAATGTTTTCTTTATTGATACCTAATCCAGGAAGACCTAAATAATCTTTAAGTTTTTCCATAGCATCAGGTAATTCTGTAATACTATCTGTATCATTAAGAATTCTATCATACTCTAAGTCTATATCACCAGCAAAAATATCACTTTCAGATCTATTAAGAAGATACTCTAAGAACTTAGCTTCTTCTGTTTCTAAACCTTCATGAGTGTCGTATTCTCCATACACATGCATCTTACCATTTAGATCTTCATATGTAGCTAAGGTTTGAGAATACAAAGCATCAATATCCAAATCCGATCCTGCTAGTTTGTGTATTAATTGAGGTACTATAACAGCATTCTGATAAGATCCATCAATATAATCTACCACTTTAGCAACCACCATAGATCTCTTATCCTCTGTAGGAATACGAGTGGAGATCATTTTAGTAAGTCTTCTTAGGTATAACTCTTCTTCCTGCTTACTATTAAATAAAGGTTTTGGTATAATTACTTCAACAACATAAGTAATATTATCATTTTCATCTATTTCTATTTTAACACCAGGGTAACGAGTTTTATATCCAGCATACTTCTCAGGGTTTTTATCTATCTCATCTTGTTTAATTACATTGTCATTTTCATCAACAACTAGTTTGTAACCAAATGAAGAAACCTCAAAGTCTTTTCTACCACTCACTTTACCACCAAATACATTATCTGAATATAAAGAGAAGAAGTAGTTTTGGAACATTGCTTTTCTCATAGGGAGATTGATATTGTATACAGGTTTTCCTGTTTTTTCATCAATCTCAAAAAACTTAAGAATGTTAGCATCAGCACCTTGTTGCTCAAGACCTTTTCTCATTGTAGCAATAATAGGAGTGATGTTTACTTCCCCATCAGGTCTATCTAATATTAATTTTATATCATTTAAAGAAAGCATAGAATGCTGCTCTAGAGCTTTTCTATAATTCTTAACTGCATTCTTAAGATCTTTAGGCACATCTGATTCATCACTGATATCTATATCAGCATCTATCAATTGTTGTTTCTGTGTAGGATTAGTTATCTTTCTAGAAACACCAGATGTTTCCACCTGCATCATTTTAAACTTATTAGGTACCTGCTTAGATGACAAACTTAAATCTGTAATACCATCTTTAACTAAGTCTATTGCTAGTAGTGTACCCTTCTTAGATGCGTTAACATCTATCAACTGATCTATACCATGCATTTCCATAGAGTTGAGCATGTTGTGTAACATCTCTCTGCCAGGTCTAGGTTGGAATAATGAATGTATATCATTATATATTTCTTTAAGAGCTTCTCTAGGAGTAGCATTATACTCAGGTATTAAGATTGACTCATTACCCTGATTAATATATTCTCTCAGTCTATCTGCTTCTGAGTATAAAGATTTTAAAAGTTTTTTAGAATCTTCAATACTATCTGTTCCTAAAGGTTTAATATAGCTAACATCTGTCCTTAATAGAATATGCTCTGATAATTTATGATATTCTATCATACCACCAGTAGCTGTTTTATAAGAACCCAACACCACTTTAAATTTCTCAATATACTTTATCTCTTCATTAGTAAGTCTTTCTATTCTAGACTTCTGTAAAATTGCAGATACAGAATACCCTTCATCATTATCCAAACTTCTATCCTCTTCTATTCTACCTTGCTTATTGTACATGTCAATTCTATGTTCCACTGTTGTATAGCTCTGACCATCAGCAACATCCACTTTCTCCCAGTTATTTTTCCAGTTATCATCTATTCTATATTCTTCTGGAACATCATCTATATTATCATACTGACCTGCTTCAATATCAGACTTATGCATCCATACTTTAAGCTTGTTGATGTAAGCAACTGTGTGGAAACCATCTCTCATAGAGTCACCTTTAATTACAGCAAATCTATTACGTAATCCATATTTAGTAGCAGATTCTGTTGTAACAGCAGCATCACCATCAAAGAACTGAGATACAAAAACTCTACTCATCCAGTCATTATAAAAGTAATCTGCTAGGAAACTTTCAAGATTGTGATTCATTTGATCTAAAGAAGCATAATTACCAGGTCCTGTTTTAACACTTGTAGGAATTAATTCTGAAGTGAACCCTCCTTTTTCAAGAGGATTAATTACACCTGTTGCAGCTAAGTTATCTAAGTAATCATAAAACTCATCTACAGCATATCCTTCTAATAAACTTTTTAGTTTAGTAAGCTCATCACTATATCTTTCTTTTTTAAGGATATCTTTAAAAGGAATACCTGCTTTAGCATTCTCAATTAGTCTTTCACCAATGTCTAATCTATCAGCTTGTATTGTTGAATCAGGATGAACATAAGACGTCTTTCCAAAAAACTTAGCAAAAGTATTAAAGTTATAAGCTCTTAAAGTGTCATCTGTTGTATTTATAAAACCTTCTTTAGTATATAATTGCTGATACATTGAAGGAACCATAAAGTTTGTAGAAGTAGCTTCAAGAATAGAGTGAGATCTTTTATAAGTGACAATCTGAGTTTTACCAGATGTTACAATAGTTCTATTAGAGAATAAAATTAAATCAGCTATCTGTTTACTTCTAGGATCCATGTTCTTAAAAGTAATACCTTCTTTTTCAAATTTCTCTATAGACTGACGTGAACCACCTAGCATACTTATAGAGAAGTTATCAAGGTATAACTTAAGTTCTTTATCCTTACTGTTAAAGTATGGGTTATCTTTAAACCAATCTTCAAATATAGGATATTCATCAATCAATCCTTGTAGTCCTTTGTTCTTAACAGTTTGTGCCATTAACAACAACGGGGTGTACTTTAAGTATCTGTATACATTTTTATTCTGAGCATCCTGGAATACACTCACTGCAGCATTAGGATTATACTTAATCATAAACCTAGCTGCATCTTTTAATATACCAGCAATACCATCAATTTGAGTTTTCTGTTGTGGTGATCTTTGCTCTTTTATAATGTCCTTTTCTTCTAAATCCTCAGGATCTAGATTTATATTGTCATAATCAGTACGTTCAAATATATTAACATCAGGACCTAATGTTGCACCAAACACCCATGTAAAGAAATCTTTCTTTAAATATGCACCAGAAGAAGCAAGAATAGGATTATTCTTTATAAGCTTTGATGCTGTACTTTTTGAAGAGAATTCTTTTAATGGATTATTTATTTTATCTATATTAACTAGAGAAAACTTAATCATACTCTTTGAGAAATTAAGTCCTATTTGAGCTAGTGCAGACTGAACCACTTTAGCTTTTCTTTCTAATTCTACAGCATTCTCAGTTTTAAGATCTAATGACGCCAACACCTCCTGTTTGATTACAGAAGATGCTTGTTTAAATATCTGTTGTTTTACATCAGATGGCATTCTAAAGAATGATGTATAACCTATTTTAAGTTTTTCAATCTCTCTGCTGATATCTCTCTGTATAGTAGCATCATAAACCTTACCTCTTGTACCATAGTCACTGTTAGTTGTAGCATGTATGATTTCTGTAGAAACTTCTGTTACAAAGAATGTAGATATAAATTGATTATATAAATTGAAGTTTCTAGTAGGTTTGAAGTCTTCAGTTAATCCAAAGAACTTTTCATCCATATACTTAAATACAGTGTTGAGTTTATTATATGCATCTTTCTCACCTTCTTCACCAAGACTATCAATAACACTTCTAAGGTTTTCTATAATACTATCATATGGAACATCTGCTGATATTTTCATAATAGCATCAAAGGTTGTTGACCCATCCACCATCTTAGTAACAGTTACTCCAGTATCTTTGTCTTTGTATTCATAAGGAAGTAAAGAAAAGAACTTTCTAAATTGTCTACTCAATCCATCAAGAGGATTTAAGTTAGCATAGTTGTCCTCATATGATCCATTAGGTTTATCTTCATCATTATCTTCTTCAAACTGAAAGTCATCTGATAATAATGCAGAACGCATATCAATATTAGTAAGGATGTTTTTAACCTCTCCTTTCAAAAGAGCTAGAGTACCTAATGAAGATCTATCTACCTCGCTAATTATAGCATCGTGAGACTCTACACCACTTTCATTCTTATAAGTGCTAAAAGGATCACCTAATATAAATCTATAATCATCATATAGTTGAGTGTACTTGTTTCTTATCTTTTGTTCATCCAACCCACTGTTATCAGCTACAAGTTTTTCTATATCATATTCTTGTAATAGTTTACTTACAGCAAAGTCAAATCTTAAATCAAAATTATTAATAGGGGAGTTTGCCACTTCAAAAGCAATACGATATAACAACTGATTCTGCTCATAAGTATTCATGTAAGACTTACGAATAAGAGGAGTACCATCTGCTTTAGTTCCAGTGATCACTGGTCTAGAAGGAATGATTTGGAAAACACCCTCACCTTTAAAGTTTTGTACAACAGTTGCATTTTTATAATACCCTGTATCTATACGATTAAACAACTCTGTAATAGCATCAATATCTTTAGACTTGCCAGTAAAGAATTTAATTATCTTATCTATTAGTCTAACAAACTTAGCTAACCACCCTTTAGCAGGTTCAACTTTATTTAACTTATAGCTCTTATATCCATCAGCTAAATACTCTTCAGCAATACCTTGTATCACTTGAGCATCAGATAGATGGAACTTACCTCTTTCTTTTCTAAACTTTTCTACATCAGCTTTAGTTACTTGACCTAGTTCTTGTAATGCTTTACCAATATAGAAAGATCTGTCTTTGTCAGATAGCACATTTCTAAAAATACCGTGGAAAGCTTCATGATATATAGATCCTTCTCCAGATAATACCTTAGATACATACAATGTAAGATCTTTATAATATCCTAAGATTTGACCTTCTGCTTTTAAGTTTCCTATAATCTTACTAAGATCTTCTAATTTAAACTCAGCAGGCATGTTTTTATTAAACCAATCAAGTTCTGACTTATAAGACTGGTCGTTATACATAACTACTGGTTCATCTACACCTACAAGACTAAATGGATCTTCATCCATCTCAGTGATTTTATGTGTAGTATTTCCAGGTGTTTCTTTAGTTTCTATTTCTTTTCTAATCTCTTCTTTTCTTCCTATAGATATGCCATCTATTAAACCTCTTTCTTCAGCACTAAAGTCAGTGTATAGTCTACCATTATTAGATAGCATTTCTCTAACAAGAGATTCACCTTTAGCTATATCAGATGTTTGTGTAGTTTTTCCACTTTCTAAAGCAGATAACTCAGCTTTTATTCTATCAAAGTTAGCAATAGCTTCAGTCATACCGTTTTCATCATCCCATTTTTTAAATGTAGAATCTAACTGATCTATAGTTATTTTTCCTTTATTAGAATCCATAATAGCTTGCCTTACAACATTATCATTAGATCTAATGTTAGCAAGTCTCATTACTTCATCATTAGCCTTTTCAAATTCAGCTTTCTTAGCTTCTAATTCTGGATTAGTAACAGCACCTTTTAAATCATTTACAAAATTTTTAAATCCTTCTATATCATCATTACTACCTAATATATGAATTTGCTCTGGTTCAAATACAACAATATCATCAGCACTACTTATGGTTTTATTATAAGAATAAACATAACCTGTATAACCTTTACTTAATAAGTCTTGTTTTTTATTTTCAGAAATTCTTTCAAGTCTATCATCAGATATTAAAGGATTAATATTAATAATAGCACGTATTATATTTTTACCACTATTTCTTGCTTGATTTCTTGTTGGTGCAAAAAATATACCTTGATCAGCAATAGTTACTTTTTCAGCATCTTTAGAAAATTTATCAAAAGTTTTTTCTGTACCATGGTATACAATATCTTTTACTTTACTATCAGGAAATATAGAATTTAAATATGCTGAATATTGTTCAGCTGTTCCTATAGAACCAAGCTGAGGAATAGATTTAAATAAATCAGCTTTAGCATCTGTAGTACTCTTACTTCCTAAAGCAGCTAGTTCTGCATCGTATTTAGCATTAAGTTCTTTTTCTACTTCTTCTTTTGTGTCTTCTCTTATAGTTTCAGTTTCTTTAAATAAAGTAGAAGGTTTACCATTACTGTCTATAATTTCAGTACCAGCTATATTATATTTTCCTACATACCCTCTATCTGCATCAAAGTTAAGACTGGTTTGTGTTATGCCTCGCAAACTAATATCTCTTCTTCTTTGTATATCAGCTTTCTTAGCTTCTATATCAGCTTTAGCATCTGTGGAAACAGGAGCAGGTTGTACAACAGGAGCAGCAGGAGGTGTTACTGGTGCTGTAGGTTGTTGTGTTGAACCTTCACTTAAATATGTTGCTATAGGAGATTCTAAATATAAATTACTAGCTTTAGCTAGATCTTGAGTGGTTGTCAATCTAAACTGATCTAAGTTCATAAAGTTTAGGTTAACACTCTTATCATTAACTTTTAAGAACCATCTGCCTTTTAAATCTTTACTCTCATTTTCTAACATAGTGTAAAGACTAGGTTGTTCACCATAACCAGCCTCTCTAAACTTCTTCTGAACATTCTCCATGTTTCTAGCAAGAGCTGATGTAAACACATCATACATTCCTTCTAAATCTTTTTTAAGATCTGGTTTACTCTCTATGTATTTAGAAACTACATTAAAAAACACTTGACCAAGCTCACCTGTCTTAGAATCAACTAGATCACGCATACTACCAAACTGAGGATAGTTATCAGCTAAAAACTTTTTAAAAGATTCACTTGTAGTATTTTTATTTATAAACTTAGTAACCTCATCCATCACGCCTTGACCAAATACCAATCTAGATGCTGATTTTAATTTAGAGTCATCATTTAAGGTTTTATTACTTAAAGGCCTTATCTCATAATGGAAAGTCACTTCTCCTTTCTTATCTACATAAGATGCTAGATCAGAACCCCAACCATAGGCTGGAGAAAAACCATACTGCTCAATATTAAAACTTTTTGTAAGTCTGTTTTGATCAGATGGATTTTTTGATATTTCTTTCTTTAAGTTATTTAAGTTATGTATAAACTTAAGGAAGTTCATTACAGGATCCGCACCATAGTCTCTGTTCATTCCTATAACTTGGTAGTTATTACTAAGTTCATTTTTAGGAAGAATCATAGCATATCCTATATGCTGAGGAAACCCTGGTACAATAGAATGTACATTTTTAGCATCTGGATATACATTGTTTAAGTATATTTCTAAAGGAAGAAGCTCACCATTATAATCTACAAACTCATTGTCATCTAATACACCATTTACAAACTGCCACTCACGTTGAACCTTCTTAACTAAGATGGGTACAGATCTTTTTTCTCTTTCTATTTCAGCACCTGTATCGTCAGTTTTAACAACATCGACTTCAACCATCCACTTTTTGTTCTTCTCATCTTCTAATGCCGATGATAACAATGCACCTTCTTGCTCTGATTTAACAGCTGCAGCTTGACGATTAAAGTCTGTTTTACCTAGTGATATTACATCTTTGTATAATTCTTTAGGTAGTTCTACTTCATCTCCTCCATTCTTCTCTAAATAATCTGCTGCAATATTTTTAAACTGAGATATTACAGAGTGCAAAGAAGCTAGTCTTTGCAAATCATAATCAGACAACTCCACTGCAGTCTGATTAGCACCAGTCTTTTTAAAATACTTTTTAATAAGTTCTCTTTGTGCTGGATCTGAAAAGTCAATAGCTTCAGTGGTATTATCAGAGTTAACTATTACATAGTTTGTAATATCATAAATTAAAGCTAACCCTTCTACACCAGGACCCTCTATTCTTAAAGATACTCCTTTTGTAGGAGATGACACTGTTGCAATAGAATTACCATCTCTTAAAGCTAACTGTTGTTCATATGATTCAAAAGTCTCATGATTTCTGCCAGGAATATCTTCTTGTATTCTCTTGAGTCTTTCTTGATTCTGTTTAATATTTACTTTTGAAGCAACTACAGTGATAAAATTATTAGGATCAGAAACTGATAAAAGAGCTTGTTTTAAACCTTCATTTGTAAATCTACCTAAAGATAAACCAGCAGTTAGTTCTTTGCTATTAAGCAATCTAACTCTACCATGTTCTACAGTTTCAAATCTTGAACTTAATCTTGTATCATAGATGATTTGTTCTACACTAAAGCCTTTATCTTTAAGAGCTTGAACATCAATCTGTTTTGTAGGATTAGATAAAGAATAATATTGACCATCTTGTTTATTTAAATAAACTTGATCTATAAGCTTACTATTTTTATCATAGATTCTAAAAGCTTCACCATATTTTGTAGTGTTTAGAGGAGCATAAGAATTTATACCTGTAACATCTACTTTAATACTGTTTAACTTTTTCTGAATAATATCTTTAGTTTTATCTAAAACATTAGAATTTGCTTTAATAAGTTCTTCAAATCTAGTAATAGCAAACAATAAATTATTCTTTATTGTCATCTTTGACATTACAGAACCTTTGTTTAACATAACTCCTATAGAACTAAATATAATTTTGCTACCTTCTATTAATTCATAATCAGATAGGTCTTTTAACTTTTCTACATATTCAATAAGATCATCTGAAGTATTTATACTTACAACTTTAGCTGCCCCTGGTAAATAGCTTTTTCTAACATCATTATGTAAAGCACTAAGATCAGCTGTCTGTAATGGAGTGTTTAATATTAAATCAGCTTTTTTATCTATAACAAACTCAGGATTTTTTAAAGCTAATGACTTATACATATTAGCTAAAGCCTTTAACACTATCATCTTAGCATCATCAGGTTGTCCCTTGGTATTAAGAATATCCTTAGCAACTTCGTCAAAGTTTTTAAACTTTACGTCTTTACCCACTCTATCTTTGATATAAGCTAATACCTGTGGTATATTTACCGAACATTTTTTTTCCATAATATTATTTAGCAAATAGAATTAAACAAATCATTTTTAGCCTGATCATTATCTTCACCAGGTTCTTCAGGTTTTGTTTCAGTTTCTGGTGTTACACCAGCAATGTCATTGAGTTCTCCATCAATTATTGATGAATCAAATCCATCTATGTTAGATAAGTCAAAAGTATTATTCATTTGTTGTTCTTGTTTTTGTCTTTCCTCTTCAGCAAATATATTCATTTTTTCAATAACTTCATCTAACAAATCTTGCTTCTCTTTACCATCAAAGTTAGCTTCAACTTCAGATTTAACTGCTAGTATATCATCCACTGTAGATTCTTTTATCTTAGCTCTCATTTCAGCTACAGTGATCTTAGCAGGTTTTGTAATAGTTCCATTTTGCAATCCTGTTATTCTTTCTGTAATTATATTTTCAGCTTCAGTGATTAAGTCTGGAGCCTCACCAGCTAGAGAAGTAATCTGAGAAATAGTATCAAAGAATAATTTCTTAAGGGCCTTTTGTTCATCTTCTGTATATGTTTCTGAAGCTTTCTTTCTAAAGTTTTCTAAAACATTTTCAGCATCTTCTCTTCCCTTACCTTTAGTCTTAGCCAACTCTTCAACCTTAGTTTGTATAGACTGAAGCAAAGAATTAATTTGATCTTGTGATAATCCTTTCTTAAGACCTTCATTTTGTATTTTTTCAGCTAGTTTATTTAAAGCAGTCAAATCTTTAATAGTGTTAATACGATTTCTATAAATCTTAACTATTCCAGACTCAGAAGGTTGAGGAGTGGTAACTTGTTCAGGGGTAGGTGTAGGAGTTACTTCTGGTGTTGTTTCTACCTCTTCAGCAGGAGTTTCTTCAGTAGCTGGACCTTCAGGTGTAAATTGTTTCTTATATTCCTCTAAAAGATCATTAAATAAACTCTCAGCTTCTTCAAAATCTCTATCTCTTAATGCAGTTTCAAGTCTAGATTCTAAAACTCTTACAGAAGGAAGATTAGCAAACTCTTCATTATTATTCAGTTCATATACTAGAGCTTGTTTAATTCTTACATTATTATCTCTTCTAGCTATTTCCATTTGATAAAACTGTTCAGCTTGAACATAATGTCTATCAAAGTGATCAGAGAATCCCTCTGGAGATGTTAAAAAAGAAATATTCTTAACAGCTGTTTTGTTATCATTGTTTAATCTAGCATAGTCTATAATAGAGTTGTAAGCCTTATCTATTTGTTCAGTGGTAAGCTCTTCAACATTTTCAGTGGTTTGTTGATAAACCTGCATCACTTTAATAAAAGCATCTTTAGCTTCATCAGTATATCTAGCAAGAGACTCTACAAAATCATCACCTTTAGAAAGAATTGCAGAGTTCACTAAAGAATAAGACCCTGACCATTTCTTTAAAGCATCAAGTCTATTCTTTTTATCATTAATAAGTTTTGTTAGAGCTGCATCTTTTGTTTCAGATTGATTTAAAGAAGCTATTTCACTTTGTAACATTGCTATCTCTCTATCGACTCCTTCTGTTGATGTAAGAGTAAAAAATGAACTGTAAAGAGCAGAACCTAAATTTTCTGTTACATCAGAAAGAATATTACCCATTCTTTCTATTGTATGTTTATATGTATCTTTTTGAAATACTAAATCTTGTACAGCATTCTCCCAAGCAACATATCTAATTTTATGAGCAAGTGCTTCAGGAGTACCTTCTTTTAACTTAGAGAAGTTAGAGAAAGGGTTTGCATATTTTTGTTTAGCCTCATCATAATCTTTCACTAATGTCTCAGCTTGCTTTTCTAATAAGCTTACATAATCCATTGCTGACTTTCTATTAGTACTATCACCTGCAACTTTAAACAGTGCTTCAAATTCTTCAGGTTTAAGATTTTGTATTTGATCTTTTAAACCATCAATCATATAATCTAGCTTACCTGTTCTAATACCTAACATAACCATGTCACGTATAGCCTGATGATTTAGATTTTTATACGCATATATGTTACCAGTTTCAACAGCATCTTTCATTTGCTGAGAAAACTCTATTTGATTGTTTACATTTGCCACTCTAGGATCAAACACTCTAGTTGGATCAGCTTCCCATTTATTTAATTCTGATGCTAAACTCTTAAGATTCTTCTCATATTCTTTAGTTTGTTTACCATAGAATACATTTGATTGTAGTTTACCAAATCCATAATTGATAGCAGAACCAGGCACACCTATAATAAATCCACTAATAAACTCATCAAAAGACTCATTACTATCAAGTCTTTCTGAAATACTTTTACCAAGTAGAGTCATTGGATTAAAGTGAGGATCCCTATCATACTGTTTAGTATAATAGTCTTGCCAGTATTTATTAGATACTCCTTGTGCTACTTCCTGAACACCTTCCCAACCACTATCTATACTCCATTTACCAAGACCTTTTAAAACATTAAGACCTCCCTTTTTAGTAAACATCTCTTTCATAGATCCTTTTGGAACCCATAAACCTTTAGAATTTCTAACAATAGCTTCATCAACATTTTCACCCAGCTCTGTTAAAAATCTTCTTTGTGGGCTAAATGGACCTTTAAATACATTACCCATATTTATTCTATTCATAACGAATAGAAGTCCTGTATTTGTTATACCATTATTTATAGCAACTTTACCAGCTCTCTCTTCTAAAGCTTGCCTTTCTTCATATGTTAATATTTTACCAGAATTTGTAGCATCTTGGTATGCTCTATCTAAGTATTCAGTGTATGAAGAACCAGCTTCAAATTTAGCTTCACCTGCAGCAGCATTCCATTGTTTAGTAAAAGAATAAAAATTACCAAACCCTGCTTTAATGTTTTGAGTGTTTGATAAATACTGCCATGCTTTTCTAATCTTATTTGTAGTTTCTACTGTGTTCTCAACTTTTCTTAAATTATTATAAAACTGAGCTACAGTTAAAGATCTTTTGAATTTATTTAAAACACTAGCACCAAAAGCAACAGCAGATGAACCCCCTGTTTCTGGAGCTAATAATGTTGCTGCTATAGCTTCTAATGCTAACTGTGTACCAAATGCACCAATTGTACCAAGAGTAAAACCAAACTGACCAAGTCCTGTAGCAAATTTACCAAACCCAAATTCACCAGTTTGTTCTTCATATGTTAATGGAACATAGTTTTGAAGAGTAGTACTTTCCATTGTTCTACTCATTTGTTCTAGTTCCTCTTTATCATTAAATGGTAAAAATGCATTACGCACATTTCCAGATACCAGGTTTCCCCAAAATTGAGCTTCTGTAGCCCACTGTTGAGAAAATGTTTCCTTAGCTAATCCCCACATTTGATCAAAGGCTAGTCCTACTTTTTGCCATTTAGATAAACTTTTAGCAAATCTATCTTCATTGTTTATACCAGGATAGAACCCCACCTTAGAAAATAAATTATTCCTATCAGGGTTATCAAATGTTTTTTGAAGTCTATCATAAGACTCATCATTATACTTTGTAGGTTGAACTAAAAAGTTAGGATCAAATGATTTATTAGCAATAGATTGAAGATCATTCCTGCTTAGTATTTCAGCTATATCTGATGATCCTCTCCTTTCTGGTAAGTATGGTATAGTTTCACCAGGACTTGGTAACTCTTGCATTGGAGCAGGAGCTTCTGGGTATAACGCTCCCAACTGAGGTGCCTCAGGATGAAAGTCTGGTGGTATTACTGGTGGAGGAGTAGTTTCAGGCATAATCAATTATTGTCCTTTTGACATTCTTATTTTTTTCTCTAAATCATCTTCAGTTACTGTATTTACAACTTTTGCTTTAGGTAAAGTTTTAACTTTATTCTCATACATTTTTTGAGCTTGATCTAATTGATATGCTATCCAATCATTTGTAGTTTTAATAATAGAAGTAAAACTAGATTTAAATGGAAATCTAACAACTTGTTCATTTCCTGATGCTAGTGATATTTCTTTTGTTACAACATTACCTTTCTCATCTAAATCTTTTATGTAATACTTTCCAGATAATTCATATGTATTATCTGTTAGTTTTCTAATATTATACTGCATTCTATCTTTATCAAACTCAGGACTACTATAATTCATATCTTCTTGCAAAGCTCTTTCAAAAACATTATATTCACCTGCTAATGATCCTGCAATACCTTTCTCTTGCCCAGCAAATATTTTTAAACCGTTTTGTTGTATAGCCCTTAAAGCTGCAATAGTTGAATCATCCTCTCTTATTTCTTTTCCTGTTCTTCCTTCAACAGATTTGATTTGTGAGATTCTAGAGTTTATATACTCATCATTAAATCTAATAACAAACCCTTGTCTTTCATCTCCAGGAATACCTGTATATTGAAGATATTGTATTCTATGTTGTTTATCAGATGTTGATATAGAGTTTACTAAATTAGATATTGCTACTTTTACACCGCTTCTATCCAACCCTTCAAAAATAGTTTCATCTACAGATTTTTCAAGAGGTGTTCTTTTATCAGTACCTTCCATGTAATCATTATTTGCAATATACAAAAGCTGTCCAATAGCTTTTTCTGCATCTTCTCCTTTAACATCTGGGGATGACCCTATTTCATAAACCCCATATTGTTTAAGTTTAAACATATCATTTGTAAACTTTAATGAAGATGGCATTGCCACTGTCTTATTAAAGCTCTCTATGTTTTTATCATATGCTTGCATTAACTCTAAGTATTGTTTTGCTAATCCTGCATCTCTAAGAATAGGAACACTTGGTTCATAATATTCTCTATATGGACTACCTTTAGCAGCAGTTCTTCCTACTTCTTGAGAATAGTACTTGTAATTTTCTTCTACCTCCTCTTTAGTTTTAAATCTCCAATCACCTCTTTCATTTTTAGTAACCATTAAAGGTTGTACTATTTTTTTATCAGGATTTAATAACTCATTAGATATTGTAGATACATCTTTATTAAATTGATCCAGCACTGTAAGACCTTTATCTATAACATGCAATGTTTCAGAAAAATCATTTCTTTCTGAATTAGACATATTCTCTTTTCTAGAAATATAACTAGTGCGAGCTTTTTCATATAAAAAATCAACCATTGCTGCATATGTAGGTTCTATATCTTTATTTGTAATATATTCCCTAAACTCCTTACCAGAAGATTGCATAAAAGATTTAACAGCTTTTTCTCTTTGTGTAACAGCTGGAATATCTTTAGATGGATCTTTTTCAACAGAATTTTTAAATGCATCTACACTATATGGTAGAAACTTTGAGATATCCTTACCTATAACATTTAATCCTCTATCTGTCCATTGTCCAGCATTTCCTGGAACAGAACTTGCAGATCTAGGTTGACCATTCTCTTCTTGCTCTTTAATAACCTGTTGAAAAAACTTACTAACTTCTGGAAATTCAGTTCTTAAAGCTTTTTCCGTAAATGTAAGTTTTGAAGAAGCTATTAATTTTTCTGTTTTATTTCTTGTATCATATAAGATATCAACATAGCTCTGATTAGTAGGTGCTGGTACATTTTGCAAACCCATATAATCTTTTGCATTAGCCTCTTCCATTGCAACTTCTTCTTTAGTTTTATCTGCAGGAGATTTTTTTGATCCTGTTTGACCAGGAACTATTACAAGTTCACCATCAGGTCCAATACTTAATGTTGCACCACCTAGCCCACCAGAAATTCCACTAGTTCTCATTTGTGCAATATCTCTAGCATTTTGTCTATCTAATTCTTTTTGTTCTATTTCTTTCCATTTCCAAAAAGCATCATCTGATTTAACAGTGCTGCTAGCATTTAATGCAGCATACCCCCTTACAATTTTTGTAAGAGAATCATTATACAATCTAGATGACCAATAATTAGAACCTTGATTCAAGTATTCGTCTGTAACTTTATTTAAATCAAACTGAGCAACATCATTTTTAAGTTTATTAACTTGATCTTGATAAAACATTACATTATTTTTTAAAGTATATGCATCTTCTGTCTCAAGTATTTTACCATCAACCGTATGTTGTTTTTTATAATCTTCCCACTGAGTTAAAGATCTGGTGTAAGCATCCATATTAGACTTTAAATCATCATCATAATACTGCTTAGTTTGAGTAGCTAAATCTACAGCTATTGTTTTTTTAGCATCTGTTAAACTTAACCCTTGACCCATTTGCTGATTAATCTGCCTATTATATAGAACATCACCCCAAGCATCAAAGTATTTTCTTTCATCCCCAGTAACCAAACCATCAAATAAAGATCTTAATGGCATCTCTATCATTTTACCATTCCCCATAGAAAAAATAGCACCTTTACCATCTCTTGTTTCAGATACTAATGATAAGTTTTTACTAGTAAGAAAATCTTTAAATTTTTCACCAAGATTAACAGATGGTACATAATAACGAGGTTTGATGTTCATCATACTACCATCACCTCTTTTAGATCTTTTAAGTTCATCTATTGTTATTCCCACATATTCATCTGATATAGCAGAATGCATAGCCCTCTGTTTAGGATCAGATGACATAAGCATAGACTGACCTTTTGATAGTTCATCTCCTGCTATTTTAGTTAAGGTAATGTCTCTAACTAATTCTTTATCATCAAAAAATGGTTGAAATACAGATGTTGCAGTTGCAACATTACTGTCTATAGATAAATCAATAGATGGTAAATCTTTTAAAGAATTTTCAAAACTTTGAATGTATTGGTTCTTAACTTCTTCATTCTCATCATTACTAACTTTTGAGTTTACTACTGAGTTACGAACGTTCTTCCATTTAGAAAAACCTTTGTCATATCTATTTTGACGCTGTTGTAAGCTCTGTATAATAATGTTATAATCAGGAGTAAAAAGATTCTCATCTGGAAAATAACCAACGCCATCTTGTAAGTATGTTGCCATAATTGATATAATATAATATACTGAAAAATATTATAAGTTTAAAACTAAACTTATAAGGTTTACCAACCTCCTAAGTTATACACAGGGATAAAGGATCCTCCATTTTTCATACCAGTAACTTGTTTAAGGAAATTAGTTTTATCATCATCTGCTGATGATTTCATATAAGGAGTCATAATTTTTATAGCAAGATCGTGAACTTTATTAGGGTCAGTTAATCCTGTTTCTTTTGCCATAGCCTCTGCTTGTTTGTATAAAGTTGCATATTTAGACATATCAGATTCTCCACTGATACCTGTACCATCATCTCTAAATCCTTTACCTCCTTTAAAAAATGTTTCATAATTTGCAGGATTAAATGCATATTGTGGGAATAATTCATTTATTAACTTTGTATTTCCATAGTTAGTAATTAATTTATTTATAGCCTGATTAACTTTAGTTCTACCTTCCACCTTTTCTTTAGGTTTATTAAAAACCATTTTTGCAGTTTTATCATACAAACTTGTAGACCTAGCAGCATCTTGAAGAGCAGCTTGATTAGCCACCTGAGCATTATATTGTCTTACTGCCATATCATTCTGTATATTCTGTGCATTTGTTTGCACTCTATTTTGTACCATAGCTGGTAATACAGATGCATTAATTTGAGCAATTCTAGCAGCTTGAGTTTGTGGTGATGAACCATAAAGACTAGCATCTTCCATAGCTGTTCTACCTTGAGATTGTATAAGTCTATCAACAGCCTCTGTACTCATAAAAGCAGGATC